CATGTTTCAGCAGTAAGAACAGGTAATATCGCAGCACAATATGTTGCGGAGGTAAAACTCGATAACGGTATGGCTCTTTCAGTAGACCATAGCGGGAAAAAAGTCAAGGTAGCTGAAGACGGAAAACCTGTCTACCTACATGCAAGCGACGAGCAGTTGTATGAGGATCACGTAGGAAGAGACGCTTTCTATATCAAAGAGGGAGAGTATCCAAAGGCTCTTTTACTAGAGGTTGGAGACATCTTTGAAACAGACGCAGTAGTCGCAGGTGCCTATAACGCAGGGGATGTAGTTGGACCTACAGCCGAGGGTCTTTGGGGAAAAGATTCCACCATCACAACTATTGAAGCAGTCGTAGCTGAGGGAATCTATCTTCCTAATGGCAAGGCTGGACTAAAAATCGCTATTACAAAAGTAGCGTCAGCATAGAGGAGGATTAAAATATGAAAAAAGAATTAGTAGCTTTAGGCGTTAATATCGCCCTAAACAGACCGAATGAAAAATTCAGCACCTCCGATATGGAAGCAACTTTTAGAAATGCGGTTGCCGAAAAAGTTATCGGGAAGGATGGAAACATCGATTACTTCAAATGGGGACAACATAAAATCGAGATTTTTGAAATTATGTCTGAGATCTTAACAGAAGTTGAGCCTAAGAAAGTAATGACCATTTTTGAGAAGTTCGCAGAAATCAAGAGAGTTCCTAACAATCAGAAAGCTAGATTTAGAGTTAAGAAAGGTGTTCGTAATGTTAAGCGTTTCGTTACCAGAGTTGCTCTTGCTGGTGTATATGAAAGAGTTAGACTTGATAGAGAATTCTTCGATGTAGATACATACGCACACGGTGGAGCTATCTACCAGACTATGGAAGGTTTCCTATCTGGAAGAGAGAGTTTGTCCGAGTTGCTCGATATCTTTATGGAAGAGCTAGAGAATATTTTATATGATGATATCTTAACAGCTATCACATCTTTAAAAGAAGGTCTCCCTACCGCCAACAAAGCAAGTGGGTCTACTTTCGAGGAAGACGAGTTCCAAAAGGTAATGAATACGGTTTCTGCTTATGGCACGCCAGTTATTTTCACCACTAGAGCCTTTGCTCAGAAAAACCTAGTTCCAGCTGACGGTTGGATTTCAGACGTGGCTAGAGAAGAAATGAGAAATCAAGGCTACCTTGGAAGATATTATGGGGCAGACGTTGTCGTTCTAGAGCAGTCTTACACAGACCCTTCAAATAGCAAGAAAGTATTGGATGAAAACTTTGCTTTCATCATGCCAGCTGGTTCAAACGAAAAACCAATTAAGGTTTCCTTAGAGGGTGACGTTTATATCAGAGAGGTAGACAGAGAAGACTGGTCTAAAGAGATGCAGGTCTACAGAAAAGCAGGTATTGCTGTTCTTAACACAAATTACCTAGGATATTTCGAAGTTACAGCCTAATTACATGGGGCGGGAATCCGCCCTATTTCTTTATTAATAGGAGGAAAAGGATGGAAAGAGTAAGTAAGAGACCGGAGTTAACCGACGATACAATGGTAAAGTTATATAACGAGTCTGGTGGACCATTTTATTATGTTACAGAACACGTTAAAAGAAATTTTCCAGAGGGCGGGTCAAGAGAAGTTCCACTAAAAGAGCTTAAAGATTTGATCTTAACAAAGGGCCATAGAGGAGCTTTTGATAAAGGGTATTTGATTATTCGAGATGAAAGAGTTCGAGAACTATTCGCTCTAGAGCCTCTGTCAAACTATAATATTGGCGAGAAAGAGATGGTCGAATTGCTCGAGAAGAAGGATATGGATGCCTTAGAGGATTTTTTACAATATACCTCAGATGAAAACTTGGAAAAGATGGTTCGAGTCGCGGTAGATTTACCTGTAGAGGGCCTGAACAAAGCTAACCTAATTGCTTCGTACAGCGGTTACAACATAATTTCGCTTATTAGTGAGAGAAAAGAGCAAAAGGCAGCTGCTACTGGCGTTCGTCAGAGAGTTGGGGCCACTGCTCCAAATGATCCGGCTACCCCTGCAAGAAGAAAAAAGATTACTCCACAGGAGTAAGGAGGCTGCAATGACACCATATGGTGAAATTTACAAAGCTTTCTTAGCAGAGGTACAAGATGACCTTTATGTCAGCGATGGCTCCCCAGAAAGAGAGGAGACAATTGTCGCAGACTTAACGGCTCTGTTAAATAAAGCTGTTGTTAGATTTTCTTACCCTAGAGTAGACCTGAGAAAGAAAGATGATGAACTCCAAGAGTTTGAAGAAGAACTAACTTTGGAAGAAATCGAAATCTTGGCTACTGGAATGGTTGTCGCTTGGGCAAATCGTGAAGTTTATAACATAGATGTTGTTAGACAAACTATGACGACGAAAGATTTTAATGCCTACTCTAAAGCTCCACACTTGAACGCTCTTGTTAGAGTCGGACAGCAAGCGGAGAAGAGGTTTAAGCGTATGTTAATCAAGTATTCTATTAGAAATAATGATTCTACTAGTCGACTTGATAGGCTTGGGCAGTGATAATATGAGAAAAATAATGACAAAATTTGAAAGTGAGATTAACTTCGATATATATTCAGAATATTTGGTTAAAAGTATCTTTAAACTCCTTCCTTTAAAAGAAGAGGATAAAGATTGGGAAAAATATTTAGATGGTTTAATGGTAGAAGTCAGCGGAATGTCAGAGCTTTTACTTGAAGAAATTAATTTAATAGTTTTGCTTGCTAAATTAGAGGGTCTTAGAACTGTTGAAGAACATAGTCTTTTTAGAAAGATTATCTTCGACTCGATAGACCTAATAAAAAAAATACAAGTCGGGTAGGTGAGAAATGGACTTTTTAACGCAATACAGCAGAAGAATGGGTCAGAACCAGGATAACCTAAGAGAGAGGAGTGTTGCTGAGGCAAGATCTTCTATCAGAAAGCATTTTATGGAAGATCCATCTGCTTTTACTGTAGGAGTTTTAGAGCCAGATCAAACGCAGTCCTCTAAAAGAATTCGTGTAATAAACGAGTCTGTGTTAAAGCAACTCAACCCAGAAAGGGTATATAGTAAATATGCAGTCCCTCACCCAGACGACCATATCCCATCAGGAAGTATTATTTCTAACCTCTATCAATTAGAGTGGCTAGTCGGAGCAACAACTTCGCTAGGAGAAATACATCAGCAGATTGTGCTTCAAAAGCTAAATGAGGTATTAATCTTTAAGGCTTCCGACGGTTCTACTCAAATGATTCCTGCAGTAGTCAATGGAGTATCGAGAGTCTCAGACGGTATTGAGGCTATGAACATGCTTGTTATACCAGATGACTTAGTAAAGATAAGAGTGCAGTCAACCCCCTTAACCCTAGGATTGAAAAGAAATGCTAGAGTAATGATAGGGAACAGCATGTATACGATAACTAAGACAGATAGATTCACTGACGTAGATGTTATAAACATAATTGCAAGAGAGGATTTAACAGAGCCAGGGGATAAGGATTTAATTGACCCACCTACACCAACTCCTCAAGAGGGAGAAATTGTAGGCTCAAATAGAATAACGAGAGCTAGAAACTACACTTATACGGCGCCCTTTGGAGCTCCGGACTCTTGGGAAATAGATGCGGAACAAGGTCTTATCTCGATAATTGAGAAAAGCGGTGATTCTATCACGATAAGGGCAGAAAGAACCGTTCTGGTAGAGTTTACCTTAAAAGCTATCTATAACGACGCCAGTAAAAAGGCAGAGCCCAAGAAAATTAGGATTATCTCGTTAATGTAGGAGGAAAAGGATGGTTGAACCAAAAGTAAGGACAGGCCTACAGGTCTTCCACGACTATAAGAATAAAATTTTTGAAGCGCTCGTAGAAGGGGACACTCCGCTAGTGCGTGCTATCGCTAACAGCGGTGAGGAATTTATGGACACTCCTGTGGAAAACCCCGCAGAGCTTCTCCATAGCCAAATATTCCCCTTTAAATGGGCGGGGATGGACATCCTTGAAAAGAAGCAAGCATACATTACTATGACCTTCGGGGTTGATAGACTTGATGGGGGTTACTTTAACAGCGTATTTTTTACAATTTACGTAATCGTCCATAAAGATATCATGAGAATTTTTCATGAAGACTCTTATAAGATTAGGACTGATTTTATCGCCGAAGAGATAGAGGGGCTCTTTCACAAGTCTCCCGACTTTGGCCTGGGAAAACTAGAGCTTTTTGATACTGGTGAAATCTTTGTTAGTAAAGAGTTCCCCGGAACCTACTTAAGTTTTAGAACAGTGGATCAAAGTAGGCAGAAGTAATGAAGATAGCTAGTGAAAGCTTTATTAGAGCCAAACCTCTAATTATTAGCAGAACGGCTTTTACCCTCCCTCCTTTAGAAAAGGTTTTTGACCTAGGAATAGACAAATATCTCGAATATCTTTATGCTATCATTATGGACTTTGACGCTTTTAGAAGCAATGAGGAAATTCAAGCAGCTGGCGAAATGAGTGATTTTGACCTGTTCATATACCTCCTTTTCGCGGACAACGGGTATAAAGAAATCTTCTTTGAGAGTATAGAATTCTTTTCTGGAGATCGCTTTGTATTAACTGAAAATGGGATAGCTAGTATAAAAAAGAGGCTCCCAGAGGGGGCCGAAGTTCCAGTGGATAGCGAGGAAGACGGAGAGCTTTTTCTCCATGACTTGTTAACAGAGGTCTTTTGGACTACACTTAGAAAAGCTTTTTGTGTAGGACACTGGGTCTCAATTCCACAGGACAAGGGGAAGTTAACAGGTAAGGCCGCGGAAATTGCTGAAAAATTAAGGAGAAATAAGGAAGAGGTAGCTCGAATAAAGGCAAAAAGCCAAAAAACCGAAGCTTCAACTGACGTTTATGAGTTAGTTGCTAGTGTGGCAGCGAACTCTCCTTCATATAATTTGTTCAATATTTGGGACTTAAACTATTACCAATTCTTTGACCATTTTAAAAGAATACAACTAAAAGAAGAGTATCAATACTCCTTGGAGCAAATTCTGGCAGGAGTCGACCCAAAGAAACTTGATATCCGACATTGGAGCTCTTCAATACAAACTCAAAATTAAAGGAGGAATATTATTATGGCAATACCAAACAGATGGGCTGTCCGTGAAGCGGCAGAGGCCACTTTTTACCCTATGGGGAGCAGCACACCACATGTAACCCTAAAGACATTAAAAATGACTGAGGTTACTACTACAGGTGAGACTACTTACGCTCTGGGTGGGCGAGGAAACGCTAAGCTTGTAGGGTTCTCAGGAAACCGTGAGGCTAGAGTAACGATACAAGACGCTAT